CCCCAGCGCCGTGAGGTGCGTATCGCGCGCGATCTGGTTCTCCTCCAGCGTGGTTGCCGCGCCGCCGCGTGCGCCGAGGCCACTGTCGCTGTTGAAGTCGAGGATGACCTGCGCGCCGATGCTGCCGGCCGCCTGTGCCTCCTTGGCCGCAGCCTCAGCCTGCGGATCGGGCTCCGGCGCGCGAGCCTTGGGTGGCGCGTCCTCACGCGGGCTCGTGGTGTTCATATCAGACATTCGTATATACTCCTTATGCGTCAGGCTCAGCAGCCGACCACACGGTGACGATCCCGTTGTCGACGGGCTTCGTCTGGTCCACCGTCGGATCGACGCCGAAGCGCAGCTTGGCCACACCGCGGATTTCCTGGACGCCGACGCCCGAGAAAAAGCCGTAGTCACGCTCGTTGGTGATAGCCTTCGTCCGCTGTGCCCAGGCGATGCCAAGGGCCTGTGCGCCGCAGAGGTAGCTCGCACCGGCATCCACCGTGGCGCCCGCCCCAACGTCGGGGATGGTTGGCAGCTCCGGTATCTCGCGGATGATAACCCCGTCATACAAGATGTCGCCGGCGGTAAAGAGCGGATTATCCGATCCCCGGTTCCAGGCGTATTGCAGCGCGTTGATGATGACCGGATCGAGCATCAGATCGCGATAGACCATGCTCGGGCAGAACATCACATACCATTCCTCGTCGTCGTTGACGCGGATTGGCCGGATCTTCGGCGACGCTGTGCGGGCGATGCGCTTAGCCAGCGTGATCTGGGCGGCGGTCAGCTTGTCGGCGGTGTTGTCGATGTTGGTCAGCGAGGTCGCATAGACGCCGGTATTGTTCGACTTGCTGGCCCCGAACAGGACGCGGTCGGAGTTGTTGACCAGCCAGGTGTTGCGCTGTGCGGCGGTGGCGGCGGCGTAGCTGATCTGGACGTCGCCATCGGCTGTCACTGCCCCGAGCGACAGGATGATGTCGGCGCGCAGCTTGTTCATCGCCCAGTTTTTGAGGACCTGGCGGGCGGCGTTCAGCAGGTCGATGACCGACTTCTGCTCGTCCCACTGCGATACAGCGACGGCATGGCGGATGACGCCAACCGGGACTTTCAGCGACCGGGCGTTGAGGATTTCCTCATTGCCCTCTAGGACCGCATTCCCAGTTACCCCGGCTCCGACCAGTGAGCGGACGGTGGGGAAAACGACGCTATCGCCCGGCTCACGGGTTAAATCCGTCCGTAGTTGTATCATGGCATCCATCGTGGTGCCGAAATACGGAGTAAACTGGTTCTGGCGGATGTATTCGACCCAGAAATCAGAACTCCATTGTATGGGTGTTAGTCCCGGTCTAGCCGGGGTTACATTCATGTCGGCCATCGCCGATCGCTCCTGTATTGGGGTTTATTGCTCAGGAACGCCCGTATGCTCGGCGGCAGCCAGCCACGCCCGTTGACCTCGGCGGCAGGTATGTGCACGCACTAGGACTATGTCCCTAGTGAGATAAGCAACAATGTGTGGTATCAAGGCGAAGCCCGACGCCGGTTCAGACCCAGCGCCAGGCTTCTAACCATCAGGTTTCGGAGAACGAGATGGCTAACCAAGCTATAGACGGCTCGCTAACTGCCGAGCAATTGCGCGCCGTTCTGGACTACAACCCCCGCACCGGCGTCTTCACGTGGAAGCCGCGCGCGGCGAAAATCTCATTCAGCTCTTTGGCTGGTCAATGGGCCGGATGCTACCGGAAGCCCGATGGCTATCTAGTCATCCGCATCAACAACCAGCTCTACAAGGGCCACAGGCTTGCCGTCTTGTGGATGACGGGACAATGGCCTGCAGGGGAGGTTGATCATCGCGACCACGATCCCCGCAATAATAAGTGGCGCAACCTACGCATTGCCACCTCGTCACAGAACAAGATGAGCCAACGGACGCGATCGGATAACACCAGCGGCCACCGAGGCGTCTGGTTCGAAAACCGGCGCCAGCACTGGGTTGCCGAGATCATGGCCAACGGCATCAAATATCACCTTGGGTCTTTTCCGACGGCCGAGGAAGCCAAAGCCGCCCGTGATATCGCCGCCCGCCGTTTGCACGGCAAGTTCGCCCGCGTCGGATAAGGAGACGACCGTCCATGGAATACTACGATGCCAAGCGCTACTGGCAGCGCATCCGCCCGCATCTTGCCGCCCCGAAGGTCGCCGACACGCTCGTTGAGGACTTCAACAAGTTCACTTACGGCCGATGGAGGAAGCTCTTCATGCCCGGCATGGTGCCACACGAGTTCGAGTCCTGCGACTGGTGGCTGGACCATCGCGGCCGACTGCCCGCCTACTGGCAATACGTGAAGCATGCGGCGTGTCACTGGCTGGTTAACTTCAACCTTGAGCTTGCGCAAGCGAGCGTGCCGAACCGCGTGTGGCGGATTGTTTCCAGCGAGGACCACTCGACGGTATGGGACGGCGGCGGCAAATTATTCGATCTCAACGGGTTGGCGTTGGGCATCAAACCTGACGATTGCTACGCGATGGCCAGCGGGGGCGAGATGCTGAAGCCGGGGGAACATCTTCCTGTGCACTTTGCCCCTCACTACACCACCGACATGAGGGCAGCATGAGCGACGCCCCCGTTAACCTTGAGTGGATCGGCCGCACGCTACTGCAGGTTCAAGCCGAGCAGGCTGCCTTGCGTGGCATGGTGGAGCCGCTGCCGGCGCGGTTCACTGCGCTGGAGGCCCGCTTTACCGCATTGGAGGCGCGCATGGGCGGTATCGAGCAGTCGGTCAACGCGATCGGCCTGACGCTGCGGGAGTTGGTGAACCTCAGCCACCCCGACTAAAACCCCCTGCTCTGCCCGTTTTGCCGCTTGCGGTTCTGCACCGGCGCGAGCACGTCCTCGAGGCTAGGCTCGCCGGTCCATGCCGCTGCCGTGCGGCCTGCGACGGACCGCGCATTGGCGAGTGACGGCTGCATACCGGGCACTGGTGCGGCCTGCGGCACCGCCGGTCCGCGAGCAGCGACTTCCTGCTCCCATTTAGTGCGTTCCTCGGCGATCAGGCGCTCGCGGAACTTGGCCGGGTCGTCGCCGATGTCGCGTTGTAGTCGCAGCCGGTCGACCTCGCGGGTCATCCAGCCATACGGGTTGGTCTGGGTGTAGAGCTTTCCGAACAGCGTCGGATCACGTTGGGCGTGCTGTTGGAACTCGCTGACGTATTCCGAGACCTTATCGTCGCCGATCTTCTCCCGCAGCATCATTTCGGACATGTTGAGCCGCTCGTTGAGCAGCATCTGCTGCTGCTGGATGGCGAAGCCCCTGGCAAATCCCACTGGGTCCTGTTGCGGGTCGGGCAGCGGCTGCATCTGCGGCGGGGGTTGCTGGGGCTGTGGCGGCGGGGCCTTCTTGGCCTCCTCCAGCTGCCGCATGAGTTCCTGGTGGCGGGTTTCGGCCTCGACCGCACGCTGCTTCCAATCCTGGCGCTTGTGGCGCTCGTCCTCGAGGGCGCGGCGCGGGACGACGGCCTCGCCGGGGGATGGCGCGGGCGGTTCGGCGTCGTCGTCCGGCTCCTCCGGCTTGGCAGCCTTCTCGGTGGCCTTGGCAGGCGCTGTGGGCGCCGCTGACGGCTTTGCGTCTGCCGGCGGGGACTCTGGTGGGGCTTGGGGAGCAGGCGCCTGTGCGGGCTCCTGCGGCGCTCCCTCTGCCAGGAAGGCGTCGAGCTGCGGGTTGTCGTTAGCCATAGGGTCCTCTGGGATTAGCGCGCTGGCGCCCTGGGTGGTGGCGGGTGCAGCGTGGCTTTTGCCTGGGCGAGGCGTTGCAGCGCTGTCGCGTGCTCGACGGCAGCGGCACCTGGTGTCTGCTGTGTAGGGTTAAGCGCCGCGTGCGCAGCGGCGAGCTTCTGGAGCACGGTGGCTTCGTTCGCATCCGCTGCGGCGTGGGTTTGCCGCACGTCGGCGAGGTGCTGCTGCAGCATCATCTCGGGGGTGGGCTGCGGCGGCCCTACGGTGCCCGGCGCGGACGGTGCATCAGGCGCCACATAGGGTTGCCCGTAGGGTGGCGCGCTAAAGTCCGAGTGCATCTGGTGCATGCCATGCACGGCGTTGACCTGCCGCTCCTTGGCCAGCGCCATGTCGGCGGCGGCCTTGGCCTGCTTGGATTGGATGTCGGCCTGAGCGTGCGCCTGTGCGGCCTGCCCGGCCTGTTGTTGCACCTGGGCCTGCTGCTGCTGGTGCTCCTGCATGCGTTTCAATAACTGGTCTTTGTCTTTGAGGCTACTTGCAGCGATCAATACGTCGCCAGGAATTAGTCCAGGCTGCATAGACGCTAGTTGCACAAGTGTTTGAAATTCCTCTGACTGTTGTGTTGGCGTGCTCGGGCCTTCCTCGACCGTGATGTCAACGTCCAGGTCGGTGATCTGATTGTCGATGCCCACCACTTGCTGCAGCCGCGGATCTCCGGGCAGTAACTGCATCCGCTGCATCACCATGGCGCGCTGCTGATCCGGCATCTGGGCCAGCTGGTCCTGCACGGTGACGGGCATGTTGATGCCGACCCAGCGTGTCGCACCGAGGTCGTCCGTCACCCGCACAAACTTGGATGCCCCCCAGTATTCCCGCGCCGCCATCCAGGCGACCTCATAGACGCGCCGCGACCACATACGCAGCGAATCAGCTAACGGCTCGTTCTGCACCGCCCCACCGGCCTGCTGTGCGAGGATAGCCCGGCCGCTGAGTTCCCGGCTATCGGTGCCGCTCATCGCCGCGTTGGGGCCACTCAATTGCATCTCATTCGTAGCGTGGGTCAATAAGTTGAACTGGCCCTGCGCCAAGTCTCCGCCCGGCTCGATCTCGAAGCGCATCCCCGGCGTGACCTCGACGTAGCCGTCCGGCCGCGCCACCTCGCGCCGCGCCTTGTCCACGTCCTTGACCGCGCCCTGCTCGGCAATGACCTGGCGCACGCTCAGCAGATGCAGCGCCTTGCTGCGGCGTTTGTTGATCTCGTCCTGCAGCGAGATCAGCCCGCGCACCATGCCGTAACGGCGGTTCTCGCGGTCGATATATGCCGACTGCAGGATCAGCCCACAGGTGCTCTTGCCACGACGATCCTTAAACGGAGACGGCTGAATATCCGTCAGCATACCGTGCTTGCTGAACGTCGCCGTCCACCACGTTCCGCGTTCGCTCCAGTGGCACTGCGCAATCCGCACGCGCTGGCGCCGGTTGTCGGTCCACAGCACGTTATCGGGCCGGTCGTTGTAGGCCCAGTCTACCGTGCTACTGAACGTGGTCTCTATGACGTCGGTGGCGTTCGGATACAGGTCCTCCAGCTGGTCGCGATCCATCCATATGACCAGGCCGCAGTAACGCGCATCGGCGAAGTCGTAGGAGCGCGAGTGCGGGTCATACCAGATGCGATCCCACGGGACTGTGGTGATGGTGATATCCGCGCCGCCCTTGCCGTCGTCCTCCAGGCCAAGCTCCGCACCGCCCGCGCCCTCTATGAGAATGCATTGGAAGACTTCCGAGCGGACTACGTCGAAATCATTGTCGTCGGCTATATAACGTAGGGCCTGAGTTGCGGCGTCCGCCCTATCGTCCTCATTAGGAGTTCTTGGAAAGCATTTGGGGTTAGTTCTGGCCTTTCTTTCCAATCCACACAGTAATTCGATCTTATCGTGAATTTTGTTAATAATAATAGGAGGCTGGCCTCTAGCCTTCAGCGCATCTAGTTCCGCTTTAGTCCACTGCTCATGGTTAAAGTAGGCCCGATCACGTTCGGCCGCCTCAATCTCCTCCATTCGAGCCATTTCTGACTCCTCAAACCAACGGACGAGTTGATCATGTTGCTTGTCGACATCCCCCGAGTAAGCATCAATTGTTTTGCCATAATCTTCCGGGTGAGGAATGCGGACGTTCGCCTTGGTGATGGAGACGGATGCGCTCATCCGTAGCCTCCACCGCCGCCGCTGTATCCACCTCCGCCAGCCTGTGCGAACTGCCGCATGAGTTCGTCGTAGGCTGCCTGGGCGTCAGGGCCGCCGGCCTGATAGGTCTGCGCGAGGCGGTCTTGGATGAGACGTGGGTCCGAATACAGCGGGAACCCAGCTGCACCCAGCATGCCGAGCTTCGTGGTGTCGGTGGTGCCGTAGACGTTCTGGTTGAGGCCCATCTGCGTGTTGTAGGCGGCGTTGTAGGCGGGCGATGCGGGATAGGGCGACGTGTAGGTCGGCGCCTGCGGTGGCGCTGCTGCGGCCTGTGGCGCTGCTGGAGCGGCTGCCTGCGGTTGGACTGTTGTGGGATACTGATAGCCTGGCTCGCCGTAGAATGTGCCCATCGGCGATGCCGTATTCGGGTTGTAGATGCTGTTCACCGCCGAGGCGTCGTTGACCGGCGCCAGCGCGTTCTGCGGCTGACCTTGCCAGTTGCCGAAGGGGTTGCTCTGGAACAGTGAGTTCGTGCCGCTCATTTGCGGAGCCATTCAGACGGAAGGAACAGGTTCCGCACGTTTCCCGTCTCCTCCATCGCATTCTTAAACCGCTGCGCCTCGTCCACGCGCTTCGGGTCGATAAGGTCATGGTCCAGCGCATACTTGAATGCCTCTGGCCGGGTTAACCACCTTCCGACCGGATTAACGAAGCCCAATTCGCTGTCAGGATGAGAGGCGATGTCGGGGTAATCCCTCGTTAAAGCCTGATGATTGGCGCCTGTCACAAGCTCACTGCCAACTCGCATTGCCGACGTTAGTTTCGGCACGATGGGCGCCGTGGTGCCGAACAACAGCCCTTGGCCATACTGCTGCGCTGCATCCCGCGCCCCAGCGAGCGTCGGACCGTCCGGTCCCCACAATCCACGCTGTTCGCTGATGGCCCGCTGCCGCTCTAGTTCCGCCTGTGCGTGCTCGGCGTTGAACTGCCACGCATCAGCCCAGGTCGGTTGCGGCGCGAGACCGTTCTGTGGTGGCTGGCCGACCACGCTCGGATCAAACAGCGTATTGAACGTGCTGCCGCTCATGTCTTATTCGCTCGGTGGTGTGCGTGCGGCCAGCAGCAGCGCCAGGATCGCGGCCAGCACTTCGGCCCACATCTCGCGCGCTTGTCCGAGGAAGCTGGAGCAGGCGCCTGGTTCAGCGCTGCCGGTGATGAACAGCCAGTAGCAGGTTGCCGCGCCGCCCAGGATGGAGACCAACTGCGCGAGGATAACTGTCGCCAGCAAAAAGAACGCCGCGCGGAGGATGTTGAACGGAGGCCGCATTCATGCGGTAGCGCTCTCGACGACGTGGTAACGCGATGCATCGTTCACCGCGCTGCCTTCGCCATCTCGATAATGAATCAGCCGCTCATGCACCGGCTGGCCGACCCATTGATCCACGACGAGCAGCCCCTCGTCAGTTTCTGCCAGCAGGATCGCGACATGACTGCGGCCGTCTGTGTGGTTGCCGTATGTCCCATCCTCGTCAAACGTTCCGACCACGGTGCCCGGTGCGCAGTTGGAGCCACGCACCGGGTCGCCACGTCGCAGGGTGGAGGAATGCGTTACCCCCGCGACGACCTGCACATGACGGAGACAATGGCCGTTCGAAACCACTGTCCCTATGTGCAGCTTCGGGTTGTCGGCGATGAACGCCACGTTACGCCGGCTTTGGTGCAGGGGTCGGCGGCAGCGGCGTGCCAGCGGTAGGCGGCGGGGTGGCCGGCAGCGAGTTGTCGGGCGTCAACGACGGGTCGACGGCGTGGTAAGCCCAGCCGGTGAGCGAGTTCCAGCACAGCACCCAGAACGTGCTGGAGGGCAGTCCCTGATCAGGCCTTGGTGGTGGCGTGGCGATCGGCTGGCTGGGCGTCCCACCGGTGGGCGGCGGCACAGGCTGGCCTGACGGATGCGGCGGCGCGCCTGGCAGGCCCTGTGAGGGATGCCCTGGGCTTCCAGGAAGGCCCTGCGACGGATGGCCGGGGCTGCCCGGCAACCCCTGAGACGGGTGCGGCGGACGACCCGGCGACGGCCATATCGATCCTGGGGGAACGCCGGGCGGCGCCGGCACGATCGGATGGCTGACGGTCGGCGGCGGCCAAACGCCCGGCGGCGGCATCGGCAGGCTGTTGTCCACGCCCGGCTGGCTGCCGGGGAGGCCTTGGTCCGGCATTCCCGGCGAACCCGGCGGCAGGCCCTGATCTGGATGACCACCACTGACGAAGTTGATGTATGCGAGGGGCATGTGTCGTTCACTCCTGTGAATTAACCGGCTTGATCGGCAGCGTTGCCACCAGTTCGTCGATCGTGTGCTGCGGCATCGGGGTGGCCAGATCCCCAGATCCGGGCGTGTAACTCGACAGCGTCTGCCAGTAGCCGATCTGCGAGTGGTGGATTGTGATCCTTCGGTGGCAGCTGCCGAGCGTGCAGTAGGCGCCGAGGTTGTCGGGGCGGAACGGGCAACTGCGCAGCAGACAGCGCAGTCCGAACCAGTTGGCCTTCACCGGCTATGACGAAGGGCGTTCGTTGGAAACGCCACGACGCTGGGCTTGTCGCCCATGTGCTCGCGCAGTGCGGTGATGAGCGTGCGCAGTGCGGTGACCTGCAGCGTCATCTCCCGCACCGCCTCGAGCAGGGCGTCAGTAGAGTCCAACCCCGGCGCCGGCGTGGCCAGCGGCGGCTTGCCGCGTTCCCGGAGGATGTCGAGTTCGGCCTCGGTCCACTGGTGGTGCTGCTGACGCGCTGCCATGTCGGAGACGAACGGGTTGTAGGCGTATGGCTCGTCGCTCATGCTCGCATCCCTGGGTCACGGCTGTCGTCTGGATCATCGGGGCCGCCGGTTACCGCAACGCGCACCGCAGCATCCATTGCATCGCTCATCCACTGCGTCACGAACGCGAGGCGGTCGGCGTCGGTGCGCACGCCCTCGGCCTGGGCGTAGGCTGCAAGGAACTGGGCCGCCCACTTTGCCGGATCGGCGCCGACCTCGCGGCGGAACTGCGCACCGGACATGGGTTGTGGGTTGTCGGTCATGTCATGCTAAGCGGCGAGGAGACATTGCAGCCCCCTCGCCTTCCAAGCCATGCCGGGCCGAAGCACGCCACTCCGCGCCATGTCTGGACTTGCCTTGCCCAGCCTGCCCCACCGAGGCACGGCGTGACCGGGCTAGACGCGCCTGGCCATGCCTGCTGCTATGATAGCATCGCATCAGGCGACCCTCCAATCTTCCACCGGCTCACGGCTGGCGCGATTAAAAGCGTCCTCCCACGTATCACGCGGCTTCGGCTTCTCCAGATCGAGCACCATCGGCCGGCTCATGCAAGCGTATCTACACGAATCAGGCGCGTGATCCTCCATGTCGCTGTCTACGTCCTCTGGCCGCGCATCGTCGTGCTGCAGCGCCGGCAGCGTGCGGATGATGTCGCGGGACGTGGCAAAGAACAGCAGCATCGGGCGTTCGTCTGCGTCGCCTGTGAGCCGCTGGCGCAGCTGGTCCCAGCCGCCCATGGCGCCACGTCCTGCCACGCGCTTGTTGTCCGCCGGCCGGAAGACGATGCCCGACCCGATCATGCGTTGCGCGATCGATGGCCCGCCGTCCTCGGCGAACATCGCTGGATCAGCGACACCGATCATTGGCAGTGGGTCGTCCTGCTCGCGGTCGCGGATGCCGGCTGCGATGGCTTCGGCGGTCATGCGCAGTCCGACGTTGGGCTCACCCGGCTTCATGCCATACCACTCGCGGTAATTGACCAGCGCCCCGCGTGCGATGCTGTGGATGCTGCCGTCGCTCACCGCCCACCAATGGCACGCAAACGGGCGTGCTCTGCCCCAGTCGAAGCTCCTGAACCGCGGCCAATGCTCTGGGATGGTGAACGGGGCAATGACGT